GATCCACCGGATCTCGCCGGCGCTGGCTGACTACCACGTCGCCGAAATGACCGATGAGGATCTCGCCTTTCGTTTGCAGATGTACCACCGCCTCGGCATAGCGGGAGCGGAGTTGAGTGTCGTGGGTCCAAATCTTAGATCGGGCGACCTGTCTTCTACCCGGTTTTCAGGACCCGAGACGATGACGGCAGGCTCGCGACACTCAACCCTGTTCCCGACCGGACAGGCCATGCCAGATTCGGAAGTAAAAAACCGGGGAAAGACGGGGCCGGCGATAAACCGGGCCTGAGAAAAAACGGCGGAGTGCGCACGCCTTTGAAGTGGCGCGCTCTACGTGTCTCTAAAGCAAGTTCCCGCGCGAAGCGCGGGAGAAAGGTTTTGACTTCTTTACTTGATACCAGTGAATAAATCGACAGATCAAAATTCGACGCCCCCGCCTGATGGGTTGCTGGCTCAGGAGTTTCTAGGGAAAGAGTTTCGGCTTCTCGATCGCTACGAGATGCAGCGCGATCTAGTTGAAGCTCTTCAAAATACTGAACATCACACCCACTTGGTTCCGAAGGTTGCGGCCTGTCACAAGAGTTTTCGTCACTGGCGATGTGAGCGCAACCACGACTGGGCTGAGGCAGAGAATTCCTGCTCGGTCCGCGTTTGTCCGCATTGCTCACACCGGCGCTCGAAGATTTTGGCCGAGCGGACGCAGTCCTTCCTCGTCGGCAAAGCTGGTTTGCGCTACGCGGTTCTCGCGGAGCGGAACTCGGACGATCTGCAGGCTGGGATTTCTTCGCTTTGGGAGAGCTGGACTCGTCTTCGTCGGTCCGTAAAGTGGAAACGTAAGGTTCAGGGCTGCATTGTCGCGCTTGAAGTTACCTATAACCGCGAGCAGAAGACATGGCATCCGCACCTGAATGTGCTCATGGAAGGCGAGTATTTCCCGTTTGAGGAGCTGAACCAGGCCTGGATCGAAGCCACGAACCACCGCGGGCAAACGTCGTTCATTCGTGCGGCGGATGAAAACACGGTTCACGAGTTGATCAAATACGTCACCAAGGTTTCCGATCTGCTCGATGACGCATCCGCGCTTGATGAATTCCTAACCGCTGCTCACGGGCGCCGCCTGATTCGCACCTATGGCAGCTTTCGCGGCTTGTCGCTGGCCGACGAAGAGAGTCCCGAAATCGGCGGCAAATGCCCGGATTGCGGTCCTGGTCACAATGTCTCGGTGGTCCAGCTTGGCTACGTCCACGCCCATCAGCTCCGTTTCGATTTTGAGAAGGGCGTTTTTCGTGTAGCACGCTCGCCTGGTGCGATCGCGCGCGACCTGGATGATTCACTGCTGTTTGTTCCAGGTTGGATTGATCTCTGCGATTCGGTTGAACGCGAGCGCATTCGGCGCATGCACGATGCCAAGCGCGATCGCCGCTGGGGTCAACCGTTACGCCAGGCAGTGAAAGAGTTTGCGGCGCAGAGCCGCATAAATCGCGGCAATTAGCCGCAAAAAAGGAGAAGTGAAAATGGCAACAGCACCAGCAACACCCATTACCACTAAGCGGCGTGAGATGCAGGACGTCAAAGCGCCAGAGCAATTTCAATTCAGCAAGCAGGGCCAGTCGCTGTCCGGGGTTTTGATCTCGATCGAGCCCACGACGGTGAAAGACAAGCAGGCGATCGAATACCTCTTCGTGGACGAGAAGGGCGATCGCCTGACTTGCCTGGGAACGGCTGATCTGAACAAGAAAATTCATCCCGGTCACGTCGGTCACTGGATGACGATTCGTTACGAGACCGATGACAACTCTTTCCAGAAGGCTGGTCAGAGCGCGATGAAGATCTTCAAGGTCCAGGTCTCGAAGGACAAAGAGCCTGGGTTTTGAAGTTGTTGCTGGTGATGCCGGGGCGCGGCGAAAGCCGTGCCCTGGCAGTTGTTTCGGTAGGAGAGCGTTATGAATTCACCGTTGCTTCCGTCTCTTCGTATGGAACTGCAGCAGCTTCCTCCGCGTGATGAAGTTAGCGGCATCGAGCCGCTCTACATTCCTATCGAATGGATGCGCTACTGCGAAGTTTGTGAAAGCGAGCAGTGCTTTGTTGCTTGGGAACGCTGTGCCACTGGCCTGATCTGTCGTTGTTCGAAGTGTGGGGATGAACGCATTGCACCTTTCAGTCGCAGCCACAGCGTTGCTGTCGCGTGGGAGGCATACACCTGATGTGTCACCAGCTTTCCATCGACGGTCAGCGCCTCATCATTTGCGGGGGTAGAAGCAAGGCTCAGTTTTGTCTATGCGGATATCAGGCGGTTTTTCTTTGCGACTGGAAAGTGTCGGCCAACAAGTCGGGGACGTGTGATAAACCCCTGTGCGCGAAACACGCGAAGGAAGTCGCTGTCGGCAAACACCTTTGTCCTTTTCATCAGCACCAATACGAATCGTGGAAGCGAAGGCATCCAGATCGCGTTGTGGTGGCTGAAAGCGGATTGCAGCAATCTCTATTCTCGGAGGTTTCATTGCATGCCTGATTTGAATCGCGATCCAGTTACGCCCGCGGAATGGCAAGAAGCTGTTGACATGGCGGAGTTCCTGCTACTGCTCGAATCCGCAAAAATGTACGGGCTGATCTCGTTTGAAACAAAGATCAGCGCGAAACGCTGTTGCCAGGTCATCGAGATCGGTGCGGCCAAAGGATATCGGCCGGCTTCCGAAAATGACCTGATCAGAAGATTCTTGGTGCCAGCATGAACGCGAAAGAATTCATCGCATCGATCTGCCCCGTCGATCCGCAAGAGACTAGCGTAATGTTCTTCTACCTGGCTGAGCACGTGCGCGAAGCGCAGCTCGATGACGGTCGTCATTTGTGCCTGGTTGCCGATTTTGCTGACTGGCTGCACGAACTCGCGGAAGCGTCGATCGCCAAGGCTGTCGCCAACAACCCACGCATGGTAGTCGCGCGACCGCTCGACAAAACCTGTCCGCGTTGCGGACACGTCCACCAGAGCGCATACGAGTGCGGTGAGGAGATCGGCGGCGGCAGGATCTGCCGCTGTGAAATGGCGGTGCCGGTTTGATACGGGGGACGGTTCAGTATTGGCTTGCGGAACTGGACCAGCACGGCAATCCGACTCTTATTGATGGGGCGCATTCGGATGCCGAAGGCGCAAACCAAGCAGCCTATCTAATTCAGGCAATTGGACTTGGGAAGCGCGAGAGAAACTTCGCGGTTGCGCGTGTCGAATTGACTGAGTGCGTTCCTTCGAGTAAAGGGGTGAATCAACGAGCCGTGGCTTTGTGCAGAGGAATGGCGAAAGGTGCGCTAGCCGCGAGAAAAAAGCATGGACCCTGAGCGAATCCCACTTTGGTAATCTTGGGCTGACCCGCATGTTCAGCCTAGACTCTCCACATTATGTCCAGCCAGCTCCTTCCCAACACTTTCCAAACTCAAACATCTCCACCTAAGCGGTTGGTGGTCGAAACAGAAAACGGACAGACTACTTCGTGCAGGTGGGAGACGCGATTTGCGCGGCTTGTTCGTCGCTATGGAGTCGCAAAACTTGCGCGCGACCTTGAGGTAGATCCAACAGCGATTTATCAGTGGGTGCGCGGATCGGTCAGTCCTCGACCAGACAAGGCAATGCTGATCGTTGTGCTGCTGAAGCCAGTTGGCCGACTCAGGTTGGATGACATTTACAAACACAGGCTCACAGTTCAGGCGAACGCACGGCTATCCTGAAAAGTAACCACAGTGCTCATCAAAACAAACATCGATTTGTCGGGGGCACTTGCTCTCGCTGATTTGATTCTTAAGAAAGTTCCGTTCGCAACAAACAATGCGCTCACGCGAACTGCGAAAGAAGTTGTGGATGTGGAACGCAATGAGCTGAAGACAGAGTTTCAGATCCGCAAGCAGTTCATTCTCAACCGCGTAAAGATCACGAAGTATTCTCGGCCTGAATCACTCTGGACGATCGTTGCGATCGATAAGAATGTGCAGGGTGGCGATCTGCTGCTGACTATGTTCGAAGAAGGTGGAGAAAAACTGCCAGCACTAGGAAGCGAACTGGCTGTTCCACTGACTGGAAGTGCTGCCAGGCCAAGCTTTTCACAAACTGTGCGGCCGTCGTTGCTCTATAAGTCTCTCAACATGCAGAAGTTCACAACGAGACTAGGAAAGATTCAATACAAAGGCGATCGCAGGACTTTTGTGATTCAAGGTGTTGGCATCTTTCAACGCGGATCAAATCGCAGACGAGGAAAGAGGGCGAAGTCTGGATCAGGAAGCGGTCGCGATGAAAGCGGAGCGACTCTTATCTATAGCTTCAAGCCTGGTGTTCCGCTTCGCGTGCAGATGCACTTTGTGAGAACTGCGCGTGAGTTCGTTCAGTCGAGGTTTTCAGATGTGTGGCGCGAAGAGTTTGTCAAGGAGATGGGGGGTAGGGCGCGTCGAAGATGACCACCCCTTCGCGGGTCCTTCCCGGCCGGCCGGCCTTGGCGGGTGACGGCGAGCGCCGGCGGGCACCAGTGTAACAATTTTGTAACGTGATTTCGTTTTCGTTTCGATGAACTCTCCACTTGTCGCGATTGCCGGCCGCGCCGCAGAGTTGGGACGTGCCGAAGAAGCGCAGCTCCTCGAAATCGCACAAGAAGAAGCCGGATGCGAAGCCGCGGATTCGGCTCGTCGGTATCGCTGCGATCGCGGAGCGGTTGCGTCTGACGCCGCGGCGGATCCAGCAGCTCGCCGGCGAAGGCCTGCCGCGCGTCACCCGCGGTAAATACGACGTTGATGCGGTCCTCGACTGGTATATTGCGAAGCTCGAACGCCAGCTCGCGCGCCAGACCGACGAGGACGGGGATATCGCATTGCGCGAGAAAGAAGAAATGCGAATGCTTTCCGCGAAGGCGGACCTGCAGGAGCTCGATCTTGCCAGCCGGCGTCGTGAGCTCGTCTCGATCGCGGACGTGGAAAAGGAAATGACCGACCTAGTCATCACCACGAAGGCGCGGATCCTCACCGTGCCGGCGCGCGTGGCGCCGGAGCTGCTCGGCGAGCAGTCGCGTGTTATGGTGCAGGCAAAGATCGAGAAAGCGCTGAAAGAATCCCTATCTCACCTGGCGGAGGTTCAACCCCATGGAAGCAATTAGTCCGGTCCTGCATGCGAGCGGAGGATGTGAAGTCACCTACGCGAAGGACCAGCCGGAATATAGCCCACTTCCCACATTCAGGACCGAAATGTCTGTCATCAGCCGCTGGAGGTTGACCGAAGACGAACGTCGCTACATTGCCGAAGGCGGTGATCTCTTTATTTGCATGATGAACTTCGGCGGTCCGCTGCTGCCGATTATGCCGATCGCGGCTGATGCCGACACCGCGCTGCAGGTCATGCTTCAGGCAGAAGCGGGGATCCGCGACTGACTTCGATGCTAGGCACCCATGCCACGGCCGCTGAGCACTTCAAAGCTGTAATCAAGCGCGTGTACGGTGCCTACGCGCCTCCGCCTGACATCCTTGTCTCCGAGTGGGCGCGGCGGAATCGCGTTCTTCCCAAGGGAACGACGGCCAGGCCTGGTCCTTTTCGCCCAGAGCAGTTCCAGATCGAGATGATGGACGTGGTTTGCGATCCGAACGTGCATGAAATTGTGGTGAAGAAGCCGACTCAGGTCGGGTATTCGGATGCGGTGCTGAACAACATCATCGGCTACTACATCGACGTGGACCCGAGACCGATCATGTTGGTGCAGCCGACGATCGACAATGCGAAAGACTACGGGAAAAAGCGCATCTCGCCCATGATCGAGTCAACGCCGTCGCTGAAAGCGAAGATCAGACCGGCCACGGCGCGTCGCTCAGGCAATACTTTGCAGCTGAAAGAATTTCCAGGTGGATTTTTGAAGCTGGCCGGCGCGAATTCTGGAACTGGTTTGCGATCGGATCCTGTCCCGATCGTTCTGCTCGATGAAACCGAGGGCTATCCTGCCGACGTGGACGGCGAAGGCGATCCGGTGGAGATTGCGAAGCGCCGCACGGACCAGTTCACCGACTTTAAGATCGTAGAAGGCTCGACGCCGGCGAAGCCGAAAGGTTTCAGCCGCATTGAGAAGCGCTTCGAGGCTAGTGATCAGCGATTTTTCCACGTTCCCTGTCCTTTTTGCGGCCGCATGCAGGGTCTTTTCTGGCGAGATCCCGAGACGCGCACTCACCGCCTGGTCTATCAGCTCGACGGCGCTGGCCAGGTCATCCCTTCGACCGTGGGATATCAGTGCATCGAGTGCGCAAAGCTGATTCCGGAACGCCACAAACAACAAATGCTCGACGCCGGCCGCTGGGTTGCGACGTTTCCCGGCCGGGCGCTGGTCGGTTTCGCTTTGAACGCGCTGTACTCGCCATGGCGCGACATCTGGGCGGATCTAGCTGTCGAGTGGGTTGAAGCGCAGCGCAATCCGGAAAAGCTCAAAGCTTTTATCAATCTGCGCCTGGGCGAGACCTGGGAAGAACAGGGATTCTCGCTCGAACCGCATGATCTGCGCCGGCGTTGCGAGAAGTACAGCGGTGATGATGACGTTCAGGCAGAGGTCCCGAAGGGTGTTGGCCTTCTGACGGCCGCGGTGGACGTGCAGGACGATCGCCTGGTGGCCGTGGTGAAGGGTTGGGGCGCTGAAGAAGAGTCCTGGCTGATCGCACATGAGGAGTTTTTCGGAGATCCCGGCCAGCAGCAGGTGTGGAATGAGGCCGACGAGTTCCTGCGCAATACCTGGAAGCATGTCAGCGGCAGGATGATGGCGATCGCGGCCGTCTTTGTGGATTCTGGAGGCCATCACACGGACGAGGTTTACAAATTTGTGAAAGGCCGGCAGCAGCGTCGGATTTTCACCTGCAAAGGATCGAGTGAAAGCGGCAAGGAGATCCTGCAGAAGTTCACGCAGAACAATTCGTATCGTGTGCGGCTCTACATGATCGGGACCGACACGGCGAAGGACCGGATTTTCTCGCGGCTGCAGATCCCGGCGCCAGGCGCCGGCTATATTCACCTTCCGAGCTGGGCTGAGGATGAATATCTTGAGCAGCTGACCAGCGAAAAGAGGGTAACGCGATATCGCCGCGGCCGCGGGATGGTGCGCGAGTACATCAAGACGCGCGCCCGCAACGAGGCGCTCGATTGTGAGGTTTACGCTCTGGCGGCACTCTATTCCCTGGGTAACATGACTGTGCGGCGCTTGGGCGAGCTGGCTGAGGAGGCCAATGAGCCACCGGACCCGAAACAAGAGGGGCGGACGAAGGAACCAGGTGCCAGAGCGGGTAATCGCAGCGGGTGGGTGGATGGCTGGAAGGATTAAACGAAAAGCATGACCCT